CACGCTATCCGTATCAGTGCCGTATGACTTCAAAACGTCTTTAATGAATTGCGTGCGTACCTGTGCCCATGTGTCGAATAGGGGTTCAATCGTGGCCACGGGAACTCCGACGGCATTCGGTTTGGTCGTCTGTTTGGCAATCGTGATAGGGGTATCTAATTCGCCTGCGCTCTTAATCAGTGACATTGTCTTCACCTCGCAGTTGCTGGATTAAAGATTGAACCTGTACAGGTAACCATGGTTCAGCAGTATTATCACCGCGAGCTACGTACCATGAACTGACCAACATGGCCACGGCCAAGTCAAAACGCTGATTGTTCTGATAATCAGCCATCGTCTTGTCTTGGTCAATGGTTGCAATGATGAAATCCTGTGCTGCATCGACAAGACCTTGGATATAATCGTCTTCAATTGAATGCGTAATGTGCATGGACATTTTTGCTTGTTTTAGGGTTAACATGTTCGTTCCTTTCTACCAAAAAAGGCGCCCCGAAACAGGACGCCCATTCGGGTTAATTACTTGGTAGCACCGGCATCAGTTGTGGTGGCAGCTGCGGCTGGTTCGGATGCTGGGGTAATCGTAATGAAGCGGCCAGCGTCTGGATCTACCTGCTTGTAGTCGTTGCGGAGAACAACGGCCAAGCCTTGAGCGTAGGCATCGAATTTTTCCCACTGTGTTTCAACTTGGTTCTTTTGTGCAACGAATACGGACTGGGCAATATCACCCGCGAACATCGGGAAGGTGCCCTTGTCGCTTGGCATCAGCTTGTTGCTAATGACGATAACGGGACGGCCAAACAGAGACTTGCCGGAAGGGCTGGTAATGTCAATTTGAAGCATGTAGCGGCCTTCAGAATCCTTCAAGGTGTCCAAGTAGTTGTAGGTGTCTTGGTTTACCACGAATGAAACGGACAGTGCAGGGTCAAGGTCAACGTTAAGAACATGCTTCACGTCATCAAGGCCAGTAGCAGCCACTGCGGTGAAGGTCTTCAGAATGCTGATGATTTCAGCGTTGTTGGTGTTGGTAACCAGCTTCTTCAGTTGGTTCTTAACTTCAGCCACGATATTCACTTCGCTGTCTTCCACAATTTCGTTGGAAAGAAAAATCTTACCAGCGCGGGTAGCTACCTTGTAGTCGATACCTTTGAACAGGTCAGCATCAATATCAGCGATTTCGGCCAATTCTTCCTTGGTTGCGAGTACGCCGGTGTTTGCGGTAGCAATCGGGTACGTGCCAACTGGGGTGCCAACCTGCTTTACGGTGGCGTACTTTGCCAAGTCATCGTTAGACTGCTTCAAGTCCCACACGTCGTTAATAACTTCACTTGGTACCAGTGCGCCAGCGGTGGTGGTGTTCAGGCCATCGCGCTGTTCACCGTGTGAACGAATGTAGGCTTCATAAGCGCTGGTTTCGGTGTTCTGTGCATCAATAATTGTTTTTTCCATTGTGTTTGCTTCTCGTTTTTCGGTGGGTTCAAAATTATCTTCAGGCGTCTTGGTAGCTTCAGCCTTGGCAGCTTCCAGACTGCGCTTGCTGACCTGAACGTTAGTGTCGTTGTATGCAGGCACGGCTACTAGGGTAATATCCACTAGCGACTTCACGGCCTTAATGGTGCGTGTTACTTTGCCGTCATCGCCACGGGTGTACGTGTCGCCGTCCTTAGCATTGATAAAAGTAAAACTCATATTGCCAATGTTGCCAGCGTCTACGTTCTTGGCTGTGTCATCGGCCAGTGTTGTGTCGGCTAGGGTGGCATCGAAGGCCAATCCCTTGTCATCCACTGTCAGCTTCAGCGTGCCGCCCTTGGTACTAGCAAGTACCTGACTCATGTCGTGGTTGTTGGTTAAGTACACGTCCGACAAGTCCACATCATCAAAAGCGTGTGGATCAATGACTTCAGTAAATCCGCCAAGGTCACGGCTTGGTGTGTTAAATACGACAGCGTAGCCCGTCAGGTGCTTGTCCTGATTGTCTGTGCTATCATCGGTCTTAGCGTCTTCGCCTTTGTCCTGTCCGTTGTCTGCTTTGGTCGGCTTTGCAACGTTCAGTGACGCGTCTGGTGTAAGGCGTTTTTCTGTATCATCGTTATTCACTTGGTTCACTCCCTAAATCTTTATTTTGATATGCTGCCAGATTATCCAGCGGCGTGTAGTTCAGACTGGCCATGATGCTGTCGCCGCCTGTCACTGGCGGTAGGCCAATCAAATCACGGGCTTCATTGGTGGTACGAACGCTGCCTTGCAGTCCCTTAATTGCCATGTCTTGCGCAGCGGCAGGGTCTGTGGTGAAGAATGCACTAGTATCAAAGGTGAATCGGTTGTCACCAGTGCTCAGCTTGTAGTCCAGTTCACTTGTGAACGCTGCGAAATACTGCGTTAAGGTGTTCTGAAGATACAGGGCGTTACCTTGCGTGCTACTGCTATGATCGTTTTCCAGCCCCAGCCGTTCCAGCGGGAGGCCGAACGCCTTGGCCACTTGGCGGGTAGTCCAGTCGTTGGAGTTCACCAGCTTCAGCACGTCCGAATTAACTTCCAGTTTCTGGTAGCTCATCGTGTCATCAATCACGATTGTGCGTAGTGCGTTGTCACCACTGTTGGCTTCTTCAAACTTCTCACGGATAGTAGCCTTAGACTTTGCGTCCAGTCCGGACTTCTCAACCTTTAGAATGCCGGTGCCCTGAATTCCGCTACGATAAAAGCCTTTCAGCATCTTGTTACCGGATTTCTGCACCACCATTTCGTCTGTAAGGGCGTATAAGGGCGACAAGCCTACTGCACCGTCAGTTGTGTAGCACTTGAAGTGAAGCACGTCAGCGGCCTTCAGGCTACGCTTACCGCCTTCCAGTGGTGTGTACGTGTAAGTAATCACACCGGTACTAGTATTCTGTGTGACCACCATCTGACTGTTTGGAATCTGCCGAATGCTGGTAACTTGGCCACTGTTGTTGCGGTCTAGTAGGGCGAAGGCGTTGCCGTTCAGCAGCATGGTGGCTGCTAAGGAAAACTTCATTGCCCACGCCGTGGTATTGTCGTTAGGATGCTTGTTCAGCATCGTTGTTAGGCGCTTGTCTGCGTACTTAATCGGGTTGCTGGCAATATCACTGGCAATGACCCGAACGGCTGTAAACACGTCAGAATTGCGCAGTGCGCCAGCACCAACGTAGGTACCAGAATCGTTACTGGTCAGCGATACAAGGGCATCAAGGAACGGTTCCGAATTATCATCGCGTGGGATAGGTTTCGTGTTCAAAAAATTCACTTTCTCACCTCCTTACATGGCAAGCATGACGGCCGTCGCAATCATTGCGGCACCCGCTGCCATTAATCCAGCGGCTAGGCCATAAGCAAGCCATATACCGGCAGTAACGGTCATAAATCCGGCCAGCAGTAGCCACAACTGCCAGCTAAAAGCTGAAAGCATCGCTTTGATAGAACTCGTTATCTGCTTCATCAGCGATATTTGCCTCCTTATCCATGGCGACTGTGTAGGCATTCATCAGGGCAGCAATAGGATCAATGCGGGTCGCATTACGGCGCTTGTCTATCATCGGATTGTTGTTCTGATCATAGGTGAGAATGGCATTACCACACGCATATGCCAGCAGTTCGTTGTCCTGATGCTTAATCTTGCCGCTATACAGTTCTTCACGGAACCTGATAGTGGGGGCGCTGAGTGTCATCCGTCCTTGACGAACTTCTAGCAGTGGAAAGTTGCGCTTTTCAAGCTCGCCCATGATAGGTGCTGACTGCCACGGGTCGTAAGCGATGGCTTGCACGTCCCATTTGTTGCGGTCTATCAATTCAAGAATGAAGTCCAATGCTGAAGCATAGTCCACCATGCCGCTTTCTAGCCCTGTGATGCTGCATTCATTCCGCTGCGCACCACGCCGATAGTCGAAACCATCGCGACGGCTCTTTTCGTCTAAGCCACCATACTTAGTGCCGACGAACGAGAACGAATCAGCGTACATATAACCGTCCATTGGCACTAGCCAACTGACTGCCGTTAAGTCGTTGGTCTTGGATAGGTCAACGCCTAGATATACTCGTTTGCCGGTTGTGTTCGGTGCGTCAATGGTGGCTTTATCCCAGTCATCCATAATTAGGTAACCATCGGCACGGGCAGACTGCCAGCGATTGAAGTTCTTCACTTGCACCATCCGCATGTTGTCTTGCTTACTCTTTAACTGAACGTCTGCTTCAAGGCTTGGCACCATGACGGCAGCACGTTCCTTGTTTGCCAGTAGTGGGTTAGATTTCTCCCACGTCTTTGAATCGAACGCTTCTTCGTTGCTGTCCTGTTCCCAGATAGCGATGAAATACCGGTCGGCCTTTTCGGTACCAGACAGAACCTTCTTCACGAATTTGTATTCCGTGAACATTGGACTGTTTAGGTCGTTACCGGCCGTGCTGATAACTGCCAGCAAACTGTTGTCACTGTTAATCTGGCCGGACTTGAGTGTGTTCAGAATATCGTCGCTGCGGGCTAGTGCGTACTCATCAATGATTGCCAAATCACTTTGGTATCCGTCTAAGCTGTGCAGGTCGCTGGCCACGGTCATCGCTTTACTATCGGTTTTGAAGTCCCGAACCTCATTACGGTTAATCTTCACTCGCTGGTTTATCGCTGGCCAAAATGCTGCAAGCTGCCGCAAGCCGTTGGCCATCATGTCGAAGCCAAGGTGTGCTTGTGCGGAACTGTTGGCAGCAAACACAATTTCACGGCCACGGGCGGGCTTGTTTTCCACTAGCAGGTACAATGCACCAAGGCAGGACACCAAAAAACTTTTGCCGTTTTTGCGGCTCATGGAGATAAAGGCACGATCATACCGCCGTGTCCCAGTGTCATTGCGGCGCCATCCAAATAGCTCACTGATAATCCATTTCTGAAATGGCTCCAGTTCTAGCTTGCTGCCGTCCTTAGCGGGCATCTTGCTGACAAATTTAATAGCTCGTTCTGCTGCGTATTCATCGAAGTAATACGGGAACCCGCGTTTGCGATTGAAGTCCCTAACAGTGCGTTTGCAAGCCTGAATTATCTTCTTGCCAGCAACAATCTCGCCGTTGATAACCTTGTTTGAGTATTCTAGTGAATAATTCATGACAGCAATTCCGCAAACGGGTCTTCGATACCAACTTGGCCGCCCTTAATGTTCATCTTCATCCGTCCATATACGGACAAGCCCAGTGCGTCGGCCAGCTTCAGGATTTCGGCTGTTGCTTGTCGCTTGAGTGCCACATAAGGGCTAGACTTTTCGCCACCAGTGCCGGTGATGGCGGTATAGCCGTCACTGTTAAGGTGTTCTTGTGCCCGTGCTAGGTCGCTAACATCTTGGCAATAAGTTGCCAGCAGCGTAGTGTCCAGATTGTTAATCGGAACGGTATCTTGCAGCAACGGAACAACCCGTTGCCACTCTGCTAGTGCTTTGCTGTCCAGCCAAGCGGGGGGAGTGGCGTTGAATCCTGCCACGTTCTGCAAAGCATCCTGTGCTTGCCGACGTGCGTTCAATTCTTGCTTCGTGCGGTGGCCTTGAAGGTCTGCCACCGGCTTTAGTGTTGTGCTTCCCATCTGCATCTTCCTTTCTTTGATATTTTAGCTTTATTATATCATAAAACTAATATATATTATAAGACAAAGGTAATAGTGAACTTTGCACGGGATTTCTTCAAAATGAAAGGTGGATCCATCGGTTCCTCGGCATTTACCCCAGCCCCCATTACTTTGTGGGGTTTTGCCGGTGGTAAGTCCGTCCGCCGCGTGCGCTGACTTCACGGCTGGTTTTGGCAGCGTGGCAAGCGAAGCACAGCGTCTGAAGGTTGTCTTCGTCTAATCGATGCTTCCAGCCTTCAGCCGTCTTAATTGGCTTGATATGGTCAACCAATCGGCCTGCTGTGATACGTCCTTGCCGTTCGCACTCAGCACAGTTTGGATGCTGATAACGCCACGTCTTGGATAGGTGTTTCCATTGCTTGGAATGATAGAACTGCACTTCACGTTCTTCGTACTGTTCTCGTTCTTCCCGCGTTGCCTGCCGACTGACAGGCGTAGCACGCTGATGCTTTGGACAGTAACGCTCATTCAACGGAATGACAGCGCGACAGCCACCAGCGTTACATAGATGCATGACACTCATGTTTAATTGCCTCCGCTAGTCTTTGCTCCGCACCACGGCGAAGCTGCCTGTAATCGTTTAGATCCATACTGTTCGCAGCTGCTAAGTCTTCGTCATTAACAGGAACGTCGGAACCATTCTTCCAGCGCTCATCTGAACGATACTTAGCCGCTAGTAATTGCTGGTCTGCTTCACTCAGCATCTGGAAGGCATGGAAGAACTGCCGTGCGTTGTCACGTTCCTGTTCGTCTAACCACTTGTGGTCGCGTTCGTAATGTCCCCACTTGCGCAAGAAGTAAGCTGGTTTGATTGATGGCGGCGACTGGGCAAGAAGTCGTTTAATGAATTCATTCAAAGTATGTCATCATCTCCGAAATGTTAGCCAACGGATTGTCAGTCAGTTCAGGTTCAAGTTCTGGCGCCTGATACCCTTGGTGATAGGCGACGTAGGTTTCTATCTCAAATAGTTCATCCTGCATTTCGTCAGCGGACGGGTGGGGGTGTTCAGCCATGAATTGCTGATACAGACGACCACGTATCTGCCAGCGTTCAATCTGTTTGTGCAGGCTGCGCGCAACATCATCGGCTTCTTCGATAAGGTATTGCACCCGTGGCGCTACGGTGTGAATGCGGTCATCGTCATACACCACGGTGCTAGTCAGTGTGCCACCCGTAACCAATGCCCACGCGTCGGCCTCACGGTTCTTTAGGGTGGCGACAATACTACCAGCGTGGGCGTATTTCTCTGGATCGTATTCCTGCAATATGCACGCCTCCGTATAGCTTATAAGTTAGCTGCTAGATAAACCCGCCAATGAAGGCGGGCTAGGGGTGCTACTGGTTTTCAGTCGCTAGATGGCGTACACCGTTACCGATGTCTGTTAGACAGTCGTTAATGTTTGAAGCACCATCACGAATCTGATCACGTAATTCGGCTTGTCGTGCTAGTCGCAATACTTCGGCAGGGGTGTATTTGGCGCTGTTATCGACGTGAAGAAATACTTGGTCGGAAATCCATTGCAGTTGCTTTAAGGTACCGCGAATGTATTCTTGCTCTGATTTATGAGTTGTCATTATTTGTTCTTCCTTTCGTAATCTCTCGGGGCGTGCTATTTAAGCAGGCTTATTGAGTAAGAAACATCGTCAATTTGACTCTCAATTTTTCCTAATAAGGCAAGTTTGTAGGCTTCAGGAATGGTAATGCCAACATCAGCGTTTGGTCGTTCGGCTGTGGATATGCGTTCGCACTGCTTGATAATATCAATCACGTCTTGGTCACTAACTGGCGTGTAGGGTGTGTGCTTAGTTTCTGTCATGTTTGTAGTCCTTTCCATATTGTTTCCATTTTTGAATTGCTGTATCCCTTGTGGGAGTATGACTTTCCAAAAAAATGGAAAAACTTCCATTTCGTAAAACGACTGTATCCCTTGCGGGAGTAAGCAGTTTCCACTTTTCCACTTTTTTAGACGTATTTCCGCTATATGCTGGTTATAATTTTTTTAAGTTCCTAACATATATTTTTGAAATACGCCTTAAAAATGGAAAAGTGGAAACAATTGGCCTGAAACGTTGATTTACCGGCGTTTATCAGTTTCCAATTCTGGTTTCGAAAGTGGAAATACTTCCACTTTTTTTGGAAACTACTTGTTGTATCTTGGATTAAGCAATGACCCTGTTAGATGAAGCCCAGGGTATCGATTCAGGTTTCCAGTATGATCGTCATCGTCAAAGCCCTGAGTGGTTTTTCGTGGTGTAATTCCCCACTCGCTAAGCCGGTTCGTGATGGTTTTTGAACTGGTCTTATCTGAATACCCGTTCTGCTCACAAAACGCTTTGTACTCAGCGACAACGTTAGTAACTACTGCACCTCTGGTTTCGTTAGGAATAATCTCCGTGTATTGGCTGATGAACTCTTTGAAGTGATCATTGTCATCCAGCCATTGCTGACTAGCGTCGATAACTGACTGTACTTGTGTGAAGCTGTGTCGCTTCAATGCCGCTGCGAAGAGCTGCATACAATGCATTGCCCACGCGGGCTGTTCTCGCTCAATGGCTTCTTCATCAAACTGCTTCCACCAGTCGGTGTGGCGAACGTTGCCGTTAATCATTTCGATTACCATTACACGGTCGGCGAATCCTTCGCTTTTGTCGCTGAATGCTGGCATGGCGTTGGCTGCAAACATCATCTTGGCATAGTTGGTGAATGAAAAATTCTGAATGCCCTTAAACTCAGCGGATATGGAGTCACCACCGGTTAGGGCTTTTAGAATGTCTGTGCCTTTGATGTAATCTTCACCAACGTCAGCAACAATGTTTGCTTCCTTGCCATACAGGTTTGCAGATTCAAAGCGCCTTGCAGGGTCTGCCAGTGCTGCCGGTTTTATTGACGAAACGTTATCACGCCCCAGCAATGCTGTAATGCGCCTTGTTAAGGCACTTTTGGCATTGCCACCGGTACCTTTCAACCACAAAAATTCTTGAAACGGCACATGTGACCTGTAAAACATGTAGCCAATGAATTCTT